AATATTATAGAGGGGTAAGTTTCAATTTATGAATAAAAATTTTGATTATTTAGGCAATCAGTTTCAGTTACAATTATTAAACCAAATTATAGAAGATAAGGACTTTTCATCATCTATTATGGATGTAATTGAATCTTCGTATTTCGATAACAAGTATTTCAAAATCATTATTCAGATGATTAAAGAATACTTTTCGAAATATGAGTCAACCCCAAACTTCGATACATTAGAACAGATTGTTAAATCTGAAATAACACAAGAACTTGTGGCAAAGATTGTGTTGGACACAATCAAACAAGTAAAGGAAGCTCCGTTTGAAGGGACTGTGTTCGTTCAGGAAAAGGCTTTAAAGTTTTGTAAACAACAAGAACTTCAAAAGGCTATGGACAGAGCACAAAAGATTATCACCGAAGGTGACTTCGAATCTTATGATAAGGTTGAAGGTTTGGTGAGAGACGCTCTTCAGGTTGGTCAAACTGACAAGGGAACTTCAGATATTTTCACTGGTCTTGATACTGTATTAGAAGAAGACTATCGTCATCCAATCCCCATGGGTATTGTTGGAATTGACAAACTTCTCAAGGGTGGTTTGGCAAAAGGAGAAATTGGTGTTATCTTAGCACCGACAGGTGTGGGAAAGACGACGATACTTACCAAGATTGCAAACACAGCATTTAATTTGGGTTATAATGTTCTTCAAATATTCTTTGAAGACAACCCAAAGATTGTTCAGAGGAAACACTTCACAATATGGACTGGTATCGAACCTGATAATCTTGCTAACCACAAAGAAGAGGTTATGTCAAAGATTACTGAGATTCAAGAGACAATGAAAAACAAATTGGTTCTTAAGAAACTTGCGTCTGATACCATGACAATGAATCAAATAAAGAATCAAGTCAGAAAAATGATTGCTGAAGGAAATAAGATTGATTTGATTTTATTGGATTATATTGATTGTGTTCTTCCTGAATCAACTTCAAAAGATGAGTGGAAAGCCGAAGGTTCTGTAATGAGAGGGTTCGAGGCTATGTGTCACGAATTGAATCTCGTTGGATGGACTGCTACACAAGGTAATAGGTCTTCAATTTCGTCTGAAGTTGTTACTACTGACCAAATGGGTGGCTCAATTAAAAAGGCTCAGGTTGGTCACGTAATCATCACTGTGGCTAAGACACTTCAACAAAAGGAGATGAACTTGGCAACAATTGCAATCACCAAATCCCGTTTGGGTAAGGACGGAGTTGTTTTTGAAAACTGTAAATTCAATAATGAATTATTGGAGATTGATACTGAATCATCAGTAACTTTCTTAGGTTTTGAAGAACAACAAGAAGAAAGAAAAAGAGATAGAGTTAAGGAGCTTCTTGAGAAAAGAAAAGAAAGAGAATCACAGCAAAAAACAATTTAATTAAATATCTACTTTTTTTGAAAAAAACTTATTTTTTTTATTAAAACTAATGGTCGGTTATATGCCGACCATATATTTATCATTAAAATCAACGATTTTTTGATAAAAAAAACACATTTAAAATTTTAACAATGGACATTTCAAACAGGATTTTATCGGAAATTACAGTGTATATGAAATACGCTAAGTATATTCCAGAACTAAAGAGAAGAGAGACATGGCAGGAACTTGTCACGAGAAACATGGAGATGCATATTAAGCAATATCCGAATATCGAAAAAGAGATTAGAGAGAATTACATGTATGTTTACAGAAAGCAGGTATTACCTTCAATGAGGTCAATGCAGTTCGCAGGTAAACCAATTGAAATTTCACCTAACAGAATTTACAATTGTGCCTTTGCACCGATTGATGATTGGAGAGTATTCTCTGAAATCATGTTCTTACTTTTGGGTGGAACAGGTGTAGGTTATTCAGTTCAGAAACATCACGTTGATGTTTTACCTGAAATCAGAAAACCAAATAAAGAAAGAGGAAGAAGATGGTTGGTTGCTGACTCAATCGAAGGATGGGCTGACGCTGTTAAAGTGTTGGTTAAATCATATTTCTTCGGTGGTTCAAAAATTGAATTTGATTTTTCAGACATCAGACCTAAAGGAGCAAGACTTGTTACTTCAGGAGGTAAAGCACCTGGTGCTCAACCACTTAAAGAATGTCTTATCAAATTGGAAGGTATTCTTGATTCAAAAGAAAATGGTGAAAAACTAAGACCAATTGAAGTTCATGATATTGTTTGTCATATTGCAGATGCAGTATTGGCTGGTGGTATCAGAAGAGCAGCACTTATCTCATTATTCTCAGCAACTGACGAAGAAATGATTGGTTGTAAGAGTGGAGCATGGTGGGAAACAAATCCACAAAGAGGTAGAGCTAATAACTCAGCAGTTTTAATGAGACACAAAATCACTAAAGACTACTTCATGGATTTATGGAAGAGAATTGAAGCAAGTGGAGCAGGTGAACCTGGTATCTACTTATCAAACGATAAAGATTGGGGAACAAACCCTTGTTGTGAAATTGCTTTAAGACCATTCCAATTCTGTAACCTTACAGAGGTTAACGTATCTAACGTTGCATCTCAAGAAGATTATGAAGATAGAGTTAGAGCGGCGTCTTTCATCGGAACATTACAAGCAGGATATACAAACTTTCACTACCTAAGACCAATTTGGCAAAGAACAACTGAAAAAGATGCGTTAATTGGAATTTCAATGACAGGTATCGGTTCAGGAGCTGTTTTAGGTTTGAATATGAAATCAGCGGCTAAAGTGGTTAAAGAAGAAAACAAAAGAGTTGCGGAATTACTAGACATTAACCCAGCGGCAAGAACAACAACTGTTAAACCTGCGGGAACAACATCTTTAACATTGGGCACATCTTCAGGTATCCACGCTTGGCATAATGATTATTATATCAGAAGAGTTAGAGTTGGAAAGAACGAAGCAATTTATTCACACTTGAAGACTAATCACCCTGAATTAGTTGAAGATGAATACTTCAGACCACACGACACAGCGGTTATCGGAATTCCACAAAAAGCACCTGAGGGGTCAATCTTAAGAAACGAATCACCAATTCAATTATTAGAAAGAGTGAAAAAAGTTCAACAAGAATGGATTAAACCAGGACATAGAAATGGAAATAACGCTCACAACGTATCTGCAACTATCTCTATTAGAGAACATGAGTGGCCAGCTGTTGGTGAGTGGATGTGGGAAAATAAAGAATACTATAATGGTCTTTCAGTATTACCTTACGATGGGGGAAGTTACATCCAGGCTCCTTTTTCTGATTGTGATAAAGAAGAGTATGAAAAATTGATGAAAACGTTAAATGATGTTGATTTATCAAAAATTGTTGAGATGGATGATGATACAGATTTAAGTGGTGAGGTTGCTTGCGGAGGAGGTGCTTGCGAAATTGTGATGGCATAATCGTTAAATAAGATAATAAAAAAAGGGTAACAAATGTTACCCTTTTTTTGTGTAAGGGAGAATTAATTATAAAAAATCCCCGTTAGTGGATATTTATAATATATGAAAAGAGTTTGTCCAAAATGTGAATGTGAGATAGTTTACAATAATTATAAATCTTATCATTCCGCAAAAACTAGAAATAGCGTTTGTCGGAGTTGTAGAACAAGAATTGCGAATGCAAGTGATAAAAGAAATTCTAAAATGGAAAACAACCCCGCATGGAAGGGATATAAAGAAATACCTTTTAGTTGGTTTAGTAAATATTTTGAAAGAAAAGGAAAAAAAAGAGTTGGAAGTATAAAAATTACAGATGTATATGACATATGGGTAAGACAAAATAAAAAATGTGTGTTGTCAGGAATTGAAATTGATTTTATAAAAAGAAAAGACGGAATCTCAGCTTCAATAGATAGAATAGATTCAAATAAAGAATATAATATTGAAAATATTCAACTAGTTCATAAAGATGTTAATTTGATGAAAAATAATTTTAATCAAGAATATTTCTTAATTATTTGTGAAAAAATTTGTAATGAAAGAAAAGAAAAAAATAGTTAAACTTCTCCCTTCTCATTTTTATGAGGAAAATGGTAGAACTGTGTTCACCGAGGAATATCATGTAGATAGGGGATACTGTTGTGGGAATCGATGTAGGCATTGCCCTTTTGAACCAAAGGCTCAAAAGGGTAATATCTATTTAAGAAAAAAATAATCCAAGTATATTTATCACATATGGCAGATGGAGTTACATATGGATTGAATTTCCCATTTCAGGATTCGACGAGAGGGGATTATTTACAACTAACCGAATTTCAAAGACAAGAAGTTAGGGCTGACCTAATTCATTTATTGTTAACAAGAAAAGGTTCAAGATATTATCTTCCTGATTTTGGAACAAGACTTTATGAATTTGTATTTGAACCTTTTGACGGATTAACGTTTAGTGCTATTGAAGCTGACATTAGGGATTCTATCCAAAGATACATGCCAAATCTATTAGTTAATAAAATAACCATAGAACCTGCAGACCCCGCAAATGAGTCAGATACTCAAACAAATACTGTAGCAGTTGGTGATGCTAAAATGTATGACATTTACAGATTACCTGGTAAGGGAACCGCAGATTACACTGCAAAAATCAAAATAGATTATGCAACAAATTCACAAACATTTAGTGAGAGTGATTTTATAATTATCAATATTTAAGATAGATGGCAAACCGTAAAATATCATACACAACAAGAGATTATCAGGCAGTAAGAACCGAACTTCTTAACTACGTAAGAACGTATTATCCTGAGTTAATTCAGGATTTTAACGATGCATCGGTATTTTCGGTTTTCATTGATTTGAATGCGGCGATTGCGGATAACCTTAACTATCAAATTGATAGAAGTATCCAAGAGACTGTTCTTCAATATGCACAACAAAAATCATCAATCTATAACATTGCCAGAACTTACGGATTAAAAATCCCGGGTCAAAGACCATCGGTTGCTTTAGTGGACTTTTCAGTTACAGTTCCTGCGTTTGGAGATAAAGAAGATGAAAGATATTTGGGAACATTAATTAGAGGGTCTCAAGTAGTTGGTGCTGGTATCGTTTTCGAAAATGTGAATGATATAGATTTTGCATCACCATACAACTCAGAGGGATTTCCCAATAGACTCAAAATACCAAATTTCAATGCCAACGGAGTTCTTATCAACTACACAATAACAAAAAGAGAAGTTGTTGTTAATGGTATTACAAAAGTATTCAAAAGAGTTATTACACCAAATGATGTAAAACCTTTCTTTGAATTATTCTTACCTGAAAAGAACGTATTAGGTATCACAAGTGTATTATTGAAAAACGGAACACAATATACTAACGTTCCAACAACCGCAGAATTCTTAGGTTTAGAGAACAGATGGTATGAAGTTGATGCTTTAGCCGAAGATAGAGTCTTTGTTGAAGACCCAACAAAGGTATCAGACCAACCCGGTATTAAAGTTGGAAGATATATTCAAACACAAAATAGATTCATCACAGAATTTACACCTGAAGGATTTAAGAAAATGACTTTTGGTGGGGGAACAAACACAGCACAAGATGCTTTGGACCAATTCACAACAATTGGTGCAACGTTGGATTTACAAAAATATTCAAATAACCTTTCATTAGGCTCTGCTCTAACACCTAACTCAACACTGTTCGTTCAATATAGAGTTGGAGGTGGTTTGGCAACAAACTTAGGAACTAACATTATTAACCAAGTTGGAACAGTTACTTTCTTCGTTAATGGACCTTCAGAGAACACAAACTCTGCTGTTGTAAACTCTCTAAGATGTAATAACGTTACTGCCGCTATTGGTGGGGCGGGTGTTCCTTCTTTAGAAGAAATCAGAAACTATGTTTCGTTTAACTTCGCCGCACAGAAAAGAGCGGTAACAGTTCAAGACTATGAGTCCATATTGAGAAACATGCCATCACAATATGGTGCACCTGCTAAGGTATCCATAACTGAAAATGATAATAAAATTTTGATTCAAATTTTATCATATGACACATCAGGAAAGTTAACAAGTATTGTGTCAAATACATTGAGACAAAATATTGCAAATTATCTTTCTAACTACAGAATGATGAACGACTATATTTCAATTCTTAGTGCTGAAGTTATTGATTTGAGTATTGATGTTTCAATCGTATTGGATTCAGCACAAAACTCTGGACAGGTTATCTCTGATGTTATTGATAAAGTTTCTGCTTACTTTAATCCACAGACAAGACAACTAGGTCAGAACGTATATCTATCAGAATTAAAGAGTATAATACAAAATTCAAATGGAGTATTGACTGTTACAAGTGTTGATGTGTTCAATGAGGTTGGAGGACAATATTCATCTGCTGAAACATCGATGGTATATTCTAATCCTGAAACAAAGGCAATTGGTCCTGTTGATGATACAATTTTTGCACAACCAAACCAAGTCTATCAAATAAGATACCCTAATAAAGATATTAGAGTATCTGTGAAGAATTTCCAAACAGTAACATTATCTTAACAGGTTTATTTATTTCATTATTGAGTTATAATTCTAATGTGTGTTCCCAAAAAAATTCACATTAACTATTTATAACTAAACATCTTAATGGGTCAATCGTATAGGATTAGGACCGAACTCGGTGTTAACAAGACGATAAACGTTCAAATAGACCAAGAGTTCGAATTTCTTGAGATTTTATCTCTCAAACTTCAACAGGAAGACATATACGTTAGAGCTTGCTCTGATTATGGTGTTCTTGTAGGTAGAGTTACAGCCAATAATGGATTAGGTGTTCCTAATGCCCGAGTTGCTGTTTTTATCCCTATCGATGTTGTTGACCAATCAAATCCAATCATAACATCAATTTATCCTTATAGGTCTGTTGATGATAGAAATGAAGATGGTTATAGATATAACCTACTTCCATATGAGAAATCATATTCAAAACACGCAGCCACAGGAACATTACCATCGAGAATTGATGCGTTAACTGCTACAACAGTTGTGGACATCTACGACAAATATTATAAATTCACTGCAAAGACAAACGAGAGTGGAGACTACATGATTATGGGTGTTCCACTTGGTATTCAAAATATCTTGATGGATGTTGATTTATCTGACATAGGTGAATTCTCTTTGACACCTCAAGATTTGATTAGGATGGGTTTAGCAACTGATGCTCAGGTTGCTGGAGATACTTTCAGAACCTCAACAGACTTAAACTCATTACCACAAATTATTTCAATAAATAAACAGATTGAAATTTCACCTCTTTGGGGTGAACCTTCAATATGTCAAATAGCCATCAACAGATTGGATTTTGATTTAAGAGATGATGCCAATGTTGATATCCAACCAACATCAGTGTTCATAGGTTCAATTTATTCCACACCTGATACTTTCAGAATAAAAGGTGGTAGAGATGGATTGGGTGGAAAAGTTAGAGATAATTTCGGAAATTTATGCCAACTACAAGCAGGACCGGGTCAGATATTGGCAGTAAGACAGACAATACAAATTGATTCTGACGGGAATCCAATATTAGAAGAATATAGATTAGAACAAAGTGGGAATATAATTGACGGAAATGGTTCATGGTTAACAGAATTACCAATGAACTTAGATTATATTGTGACTAATGAATTTGGAGAAAAAGTTTTATCGAATGACCCAACAATAGGTATTCCAACAAAGGCGAAATATAGGTTTAAGACAAAATGGCAACAATCTAATGAGTTGTCTGAACAAACAAGAAGACCATACTATTTGGTTCCAAACGTGAGAGAATATGGTTGGTTTAATCAAAACTCTGACCCTAACCTTACAGGAGGAAACGACCAACTGGCGAGTTCCTACTATTTCGGATTAGATTGGTCGGGATACACAAAAGGGTTTTCTACGACTCAAAAAAATAAGAAATTAAACGAGATAATTAATTGTCAAGATACATTTTATCAATTTGATTTCAATAGAGTTTATACGGTATCAGGATTAATTGACCAATATAAAAGTGGTGGTAGAGGTAAATTTGTAGGAATTAAAGAAATTGATAGTAACGAGTGTGCTGATTCGGTTAATAAATTCCCTGTTAATGAAGGATTTAGAAACTTTGATTTCATTTATTTTCTGTTTGCGATAATTTTCCAAGTTATTCAGATAATCGGACTACCGTTGTTGATTTTATATCATTTTGTTTCTTGGTTATATAATAATTTTGCGGTTGTTATTGCCGGGGCTTTAATTTTCTTTCTTATTAAAGCTATAGCTGGAACTGTGGCTGAGGGACAGGCATACGTTCTTGCAGTAGCGGGAAATCCGCTAACTTGGAATATGATTTTATTTTTAGGTGGAATCTTATTAAGGTTAGTATTCTATGGATATCTTTTGAGAACATTAGTCAAAAATTTTGGTAAACTCACTTCATATAATTTTGGCACCATAAAGTTGGCAATGATTCAATATCCTGACTGTCAAGCTTGTGAGTGTAATAATGGAAGTGTTACGCCCGTGACTACTAATACTGAAGATGTTCCACCGACACCTTCTCAAATTACTCAAGTTGCTAATAATGATTCATATCTTACGACATTAGAAACTTACCTTGCTACGCAGCCAATAGTTACAAACACGGTGAGTCGTGATAATGAAAATTATGATAGTGTATTAAACATTATTGCAACATCATTCTCACAACCTTTATCAGGTGTTCCATCTGCAGCAAAAAATCCAAAAATCTATCATACAACTCGTTCACAAAAATTTGGAAGACCGGCTGGTGAAAATGTTAAAAACATGTTTGGACTTACACTCGATTTGCCAATCGGTGAAAGAATTAACATTTATAATTTGAGGTCTAAATTCTTTGATAATACCAATAAAATTAAAGTAACATTTGCGACTGACAACAATCAAGGTTTTCATTATGACAATACTTTGACAGTGTTAACTTCTGGGGATTATACACCTGGTGATTTAATTACATTCGTTAATCCAGGAAATTCACAAGACCCCAACTATAGATGGACAGGAACAACAAAAGGAGGTCAATTAATATCTGGATTGACTGGTAAAGTCCCAACGGGCATTATACCAATTACCGTAAATTATGCCACTTCACAGACTAGCGACGCATCAACTAATTATACTTTACCAACTGGTTTTACTCCAACATGTGTAACAAGTGTTACTATTAATGTGACTGAGGCTGGGACTTTTTCATATTTAACTTGTTATGGAGATAAAAGCGCTACTACTAAATCTATTGGTGTTCACACAATTACAGATGTTGATTGTATTGATTTAAGTTCTTTGGGTGGGTTGGCAGTTTATACTGTGACAGGATATGGTGATGAATGTAGAGGATATGACTATCCTATGGACATTGAATATTATCAAGTCTTGACTGCGATTACAGTTACCAAAACCGTGATTAACAATTCACCGGTGTATTCTTTACCGGGATTAGCGACGACTAATTCAAATGGAATAACTGCAAACCCAAGTTTTTGGAATCAATTAATTCAACCATCAACAATTATAACATTTGATGAATGTAGAAACGGATATTTCGGAACAAATCCAACAAACAATAGAAATAATATATGGTATGAAAAACTCAATGCAACTTATCTCAATGAGTTCGAAACACAAAAAGTTTTGATATTACAAAGAGGAGTTGACCCTTATTCACCACAATATGTGAACAAATATGGTATTGGAAGAATATTGGGACACCCAAATGAGGACGACGTTGTTATTACCGCTTCGACAAGAGTCAATGTGCCCATACAAAAACTTCCTGCGGGTTCAACAACTACGGTTCAACAACATAACGTTCAAAGTAATATATTCTACCAATCAAACTTTTTCCAACCAATCAATCCACCAGTTAGCACACCGGGATTAACATTCAGTGCCTTCACAACATCACTTGTTGGATTCTACGGAGCTCTCGATAGTAACAACAGTTCAATAACAGCCTTGGGGAACTCATATTATTCTAACAATTATATCGATGTAATATCTAACGGGGGAGTCATTAGTAAAACTAGTAATGTTTTTACTCAATTGCCAGAGTTTCCAAATTATCCAACAGGTTTTGGACCTGGTTCTACTGAAACAAGATATAATAATTCAGATGACTTATCTGGTGGAGCAATTTTAGATGGTAATTATAGATTCACAAATGATGACCTTTTTGCTTTTAGACCTTGTGATGCGACGTCTTATACAAGGTATGATGCCATAACGGAACAATTATACTATAGTCCATCGTTGTTACCAATATTTTCAGCAAACCCTTTAAGTATTACAACTGACTTAACTGTTATGAGAACAGATAGGCTCCCATCGTCTGATTTTGCAGATAATGGTCCGAATTGGGACGGAAGTGTTTCATTATTACAACAAAACTTAGGTTTCCAAGTCTATAATCTTACAACAGGAGAATCTGTTGGTGGTGTTGTTTTCAGTCAAGGTGCTGAAACTATAACCGCAGATATTGAAGGTCAATATGCCCAAGGGAATGTATTAGCGTCTTTGAATGACTGTGACAGAATGGTTGGTTTAACTTGTTATTCAGGTGATGGAACAAACTTTGGTATTGAATTAGGATGTGAGGGTGTAGATGCAATTGATAATGGATGTTATGTTATGGTAAGAAAACCTTTGACAGATTTATTTAATGGTAAAGACTTCAAAACATTTGCTGAGTGGGGATTCAGATATAGATTCTTTTATGCTTTATGTAGAGGTGTGTTATCTCAGTCTTTTACAAATAATTGGGTCAATGGTTCACTATTTATGTTCCCTATCCAAGTTGATAGATACTTCAATAGTCAAAACAAACCAGAACCACCAGTCTTTCCAAAAAAATTAATATATTTCGACTCTGATACAAACAACTTCTATTTTAGAAGTTCACCATATGTTTCAACATCTACATCGAATCCATTTATTGGAAGACCTACAACTGACGATGTCAGTCCAATTAATAATAGAAATTTATTATTCCCAACAACAATAGTTAATTTGGGAATGAAAGACTCTTTCTATGATGAAATAACATTCGAACCCTCAACTGCTTCGTATGTCATGTCAAATCTTAATTCAACAAGTTATTCAGACACTTCAGATATTGTTAACCTTTTCGTTATTAGTAGAATTACTGATGAAAAGTTTTTACAACAACTAATACCTTTGGGTGACAACTCATTGAATCAATTGTTCAATAGATATGGAACAGGTCTTTCAACATTACCAAGACAAAGAATTGACGCTGACTTAGCTCAGATGATGTCAATTAACTCGGAGTTTGGTGTTATACCATTTTCACCTGAATTTTATCCGTCAAATGGAAATGCTAATGACCCTGTTAAAGTTATTGGAACTCCAGGTAATCCGACTATGGGAATATTTTTCTCATCAACAACATTTAACTTACAAGACAAGGATTATATTTCACCTGGAATTATAAACTTCAGACCTGACCCGAATCAAACTGCGGTGACATATGATTTTGGAATCAAATCACAACAAGTTCCATTCTATCAGTGGAGTTTAAGACAAGGTGGTGTTTCTAATATTTTCGGAAGTGAAAGAAACAACTGGGCAACAACAATTAGTGATATTACAGAATATCCTTATCAGGCTGTAAGTAGAAGAAGGGTTGCAACTCCCAACTATTATTATGGAAATAATACCGCATACGATATATTCCAAAGAGGATATATATTCAGTGTAACAAATACAAGCACACCACAGAACATGACTTACGATACATTCACCATGTCTCAAAGTAGTAGGTTTTTAGTTGGAGCACCATATCATTTTTACTTTGGACTAATCAAAGGAGAAACTGCGTTGGATAAATTCAAAACTAAGTATGGAGCAAATGAATAAGTTTACACTCATACCAAGTTCTCAACAGTATAAGTCAGCTCCTGCAAATGACCAAGAAGTATCTATTACTTTAGAACAAAAACAACAGGAAATCACTGAATATGATAGAAGTTCAACACTGAGCTTAGCAGAAGTTTTTGATAGTGAAAGACAGGGTTGCACAGTTTTTAGACCTACATTTAAAATAAGTTATTTGTATGGTAATGTAATAACGGGAACTACCGAATACATACCTTTTAAAAATAATATGTTTTATGTTGGTGCAGATGCGTCTATACAAAATGGTATTTGGAAAGGATTCCCACAATACTATGAATTTGATTTTTACAGACCAAACATAAGTGACCAACATTTAGACTATAAAGCAAAAAGTGCCTACACATATAATTGGACATATTATGTTTCTTATGCATTTGAAAATGATGAAAATAAAAAGTTGTATACAACACTATCAAGTCAAAATACTTGGATTGCCAAAAATGGTATTCCATTTACAATCAATAATGCTCAATCAAATGGTAGTAGAGTTATCAGGTTTGAATGTGTTGCACCTCATGGATTAACTATTGGAGAGTTTGTTCAGTTATCTTTTAGTTACAAACAGAATGATATCTTTGAAGTATACTCTTTAGGTAATGATACATTTGACAGCCAACCGTATATTTTTAATATTTTCAATAATGGATTTACAGGAAGCACATTTTTAAATGGTAAAGTTGGAACTTTTAAGAGGGTCCTTAATCCTGATAATTTATTGGAAACAACATCGAAATATTATGTGAGAAAACATAAAATCCTTACTAACTTAGACGACTTAATTATAACTAAATCAGGGTTTGAAAAGAATGTTTTCAACGAAGAAAAAAAACTTGAGTTAAGTTCACTGACCCCAAACAATGTTACTAGAATCAGTCAAAAGACAAGTAGTAATGCTTATAATGTCTCATCTGCAATTGATTTCAATTTTAGTGGAGTTACTGATAATCAAAAAAGACCTCTCTCTGAAATATTCTTAACAATTGTTTTCAAAGGTTACACAGGTTGGTTTAATGCACCATCAAATGGTGTTGGATTGAAACAAGGGTGGAAGTTTAATTTATCATCATCACCCAATTTTTATTGGGACCAAACATTTGTTGAATCAAACACAACGGTGCCTTTATCATCTTACACCAAAACAAACGGAGTTACCAAAACTTTCTATTATAATGGGGACCTTAAGAAGGATGATATTATGGATGGTGATTTCTGTGAGTGGAATGACTATGAACAACTTGAAAGAGTCATCTCACCATATATTCAAAAGATTAAGTTTAATCAAAATATATTTTCAACCACTCAGTTTCCTGACACTAATGCTCCGGGTTATTATTATGAACCACATAACAGTATGACACTCAGAACATTCTCTGATTACATTGAAACAGGAAATGTTGGACAAGTTGAAAACGTTCCATCATATTGTTTCTTTTCAAATGCGGACCAACAGTTCAGATGGAGAGATTTATATACTTATGGATTCGTTGATAACTTAGGGAGAGGAGTTGACTATCCATTCTTAAACAGTGCCCACTACCCATATCAAGGGATAATATTTAGATTAATACCTGAAGGTTCCAATTTCAATGGAAATCTTCTTGGTATTGCTTACCCAGAAAAACCACTTATCGATGGATGTGAATAAGTATATAATGACACCGAACCAGGGGGCAGATAGACTAATCAATATCCCTGTGCAACTATCTTGGGATTATTTGGGTAATGACCAAAGTATTGAAGTATATGAGGAAGAGGTTATTACTGAGGTAATTGGTGTTGGTAGAGACTTTGAAGTTTCAAGATTTGCCAATCAGTTTTATTCTGGTATCACTCAGATAATCACAGAAATCAATTATGAGTTTTATTTTTATTCGGGAGGAACTTTAAGTTCTTCTACGAATTGGAAAATGGATTACACCGCTGAAGGATTCAGTGTTGAAGACATTTATTATTATAATAATAATTTTACCAATTCATTTTTTAAGTTAGACTTCTATGATAGTAGAGATGAGAAGAGTCAAATTAATTATCTGACAATCATTATACCAACACAACAAGGGTATAAGATGCCAGCGATGATGCAGAGAACTCCTGTTGAAATTAAAATGCCAAAGTTCACTTTGGATTATGTTGGAGATAAGGAAGGGTTCTTTATTTATTGGTTGAAGAAAAGAACATTTTTGAATATTGACACCTTTTTCATGACAGCCAAATTCTTTAATGCGGAGAAAGGATATTTTGTTAAGATGATGAACCAAGGACAATTCAACATAGTTGCAAATCCTTTCAATTTTGATACTTTAACAAACTTCTATTATCCCGTTAAATTGAATTACGACACTCAAACTTATGAAGTGTTTAATAGTAACAATCAGAGAGTTGGATTACCAACCAACCCGATAAAATGGTATGAATATGTTAACCCACCACAATAATGGATTATAATTTTATTATATCACCCGAGAATATTCAAGGAGACCTTGTAATAGTCAACTATGAGAATCAACCTGTTGGTGTTTATTCAGGAATGACTCAGATTTTGACCGCAGGTCCTAATGGAAGTTCAATCCTAACTGGATTAAGTGTTAATATTCTTTTGACACAGACAGCAGTTGATGCGGGATATTATTCACCATTTGACGGAGCAATTCTACAAAAAGATGTGGTTGCTAATTTCATATTCTCCTCAACAACAGGAAATCCATACACGTATTATGTTTATAACACTTCTAGTGATTTCCAAAAGTTTTTAGAGTTATCACAATATTCAATTGATTGGGGAGACGGTTCACAGATTGAGGCGTTCCCACAAACAATACCTAACTACATCTCACATCAATACCCAACCAATACACCCGACCAATATAAAATTACAGTAAGACAGATAAACCCTTGGGGTATTACTATTGTAGAAAAAACAGTGAACACACCATACACTGAAGTTGTTGCATCTAACCCACAAGGAACTGCATATTTCGTTTCGAATAATGGAAATTGGAGTGCAACACCTGTGAGTTACAATTATATATTTTCAGGTGATGCTGTTAACGAAGTTCAACCTCAAGAATCGTATAATTACGTAACAGTTCCATACACCATTTCGGGATTGACAGTTTCAAGACTTAATGAACTTCAGCCATACGGTAATCTCACACCACAACAAAGAATTGGATTACCAATTATCCAAAACGGACAGATATGGGGAACGATTACAAACATAGACCCTTTATTTACGGCATACACAATCAACACAGTTGATTATTATGATTTCAGTGGAGGGACAACAATATTTTTTGAACAATCTTATGGATTCACAAGTGATAACTTAACCGCAGTTCCAATCACAAAGAACGAGGCTTTACTAAAGGTTATGGACCAACCACAGATTCAAACGGATGTGTTTGTTGAAAGAGGTAAGAACAGCGCATACGAGAGAGTTCAGAGGTTAGGAGAGGTTGATAATCTTGGAGACATGATTAATTATGGATATGGATTTTTTAACGTTGAAAATAAGGACTAAACTATTTATAAAAAAACAAAAACATGGCAATAGGCTCATACGGAACAATTAGACCAAGTGATGTTTCACCCGAAGATGTGGAAATACAAATGGTCTATACACCATCAAGAGATGTGACAGAAGATTTCACATTGACAACACTCGATGCACCGACAATATTAAGACCATACTTTAATAACTCAGCAACAGGTGGAAACACTGGTGTTGAAGTTCTTGGTGGTCTATACAATCTTACATTACCTGCCGAACAATTCAATGCAATTGGAATTTATACATTATACTTAAGACCTGCACAGATTAGAACTGTGATTACAGATTGTGGAGTCTTAAATGCACTACCAAATGTTAAAGGTATTATTATTGACATTACAAACGTCCCAACTGAATTCCAAAATAATTTTGTTCCTCAAGGTCTTGTTGGTTTTAGAGTTGAATATTTGAATAGCGACGGAACAAAAATACCAAATTTCTTCAGAGTGGTAACTTCAAGTTTTTTCTGTGAACCAGTTGTAACAAACGAAGTTAATACAACACAAAAGGCAATTAGATATAGATATGTTGATGGTTCTGCTAACTTATTATTTTTAACATTATCACCTTCATCATCACCAACTAATAACCCAAATGCTACACCATTTATCGGACAGCCCGACCAAAGCATTATTATTTCAAATACTTTCTTTAACCCTGTATCTATTGAGATTGAAATGGTTGAATACGATGTATCATCTCTTGCGATTGCTCTTTATGGTAATCAAACTAAATCTATTGATGATGGTATCTACACAATCTATGATTCTGAAAACAATATCTACAGACAATACAACCTTTATGAAATTAGAGACCAATTTAACGCTCTTCTTTATGAGGTTAGACAAAACCGTGGAAATAATATCGATTTCAGTAAAAACTTTACAACAATTACTAGTTAATGGCAACATCAAGAAGCAAATATTTTTACCCTCCGAGACCAGGTAATGGTGCGGGGACATTTTCCGATAACATTGTTGGATTACAAACAGTTAATGGAGGAGGTCTCACGCTCGGAACATTTGACTTTAATACTGTAGTTACTGAGAAGGTTAACAGATTCTTTAACGTAGGTGCATTTTCTGAACTTATTAGTTTGGAAGGGTTGGGTATTGATGACTTAACTGAAAGTAGAAGAATACAAGCGACACAGTTCCAAGTTTATCCGAACTATGACGTGTCTCAGGTTCTTAATTTTACAATGTATGGTTCACTTTCCAAAAGATTCAGTGTTTCCATAACTAAGATTATCAACTATTTCCCAGCTTCACTTGATGTTCAATACGAAACTGAAAATTTCTTAACAGGAGACACTGCGGTTAATATATCATATAGTGCTTTGGAAGATGAAACATTCTTCAGAGTGAACCTCGATAGAATATTCAATCCGTTTGGTATTGATTACACTATAAGTGCGGCAACGAATTTATCTTTAAGAGAAATTGTTGTATCACCACTTAGAAACTTGACTGAGACATATCTTGATTATGTTATAAATCTCAGTGGTATGTCATATCCCGTGGTTTCTTTTAATCCATCAGATTCACTTACTTCAGGATACATTGAATTTTATGTTTCGGGTGCGCCTTTTGGGACAACAGCCACAACATTTGAAGACAATTTTACAATAAGACCTAGTGATTATATTGTTGATAAAAGTTTCTCAGAAAACTTTGATGAGGTTGAGAAATTTTTATTGAACAGACTTATAGTTCCAGAATATACTGCGTTTTTCCAAGTCCCACAACAAAACGAAGCGGGACAATATTATACTCAGTTCACTCAAGTAACATGGCCGAAAGAAGGTCCTTGGAATTTGAATATCCGTGGAATCTCTTTCGACCAATACCTTGAACAACTTCAAGAAATTGCAATCAATTTGGATTCATTCAAAACAAATTTGATTTCAAGATTTTTGGTAACCGATTCCTTAAAAGAGTTTGATACCCTTGGACAAAAAGTTGAAAAAATATTCCAAATATATGGAAGAAGTTTTGACCAAGTAAAACAGTTTATCGATACGTTGGGATACATGAACTCAGTTAACTATAATGTTGGAAATGACATACCATCTCAACTATTGGTTAACTTATCTCAAACATTAGGTTGGCAATCAAATTTTTCTCCGATAACAGAGGAGGATTTTTTAACTTCTGTTTTTGGAAACCAAAGTAATACAAACTATCCTGGTTATGCAAGAGCATTAACACCAACAGAATTAAACTACGCCTATTATAGAAATCTAATTTTAAATGCTGCATATCTTTTCAAATCAAAAGGAACGAGAAGGTCTGTTGAATTTCTTCTTAGATTAATTGGAGCACCTGATTCTTTGATTGAATATAATGAACACATTTATTTGGCTGACCAAAGAATTGATTTAGAAAGATTTGATACTCAATGGGCACAAATTTCTGGTGGAACGTATGTTGAACAAACACCATCATATCTACCAGGAACAACATACAAAATCAAAGGACAAACGTTCAGTGCATATACATCAACAACAACATATGAAACTGCCAGAATATTAAGAAGTGAGTATCCAATTGATGCTGAAGGATATCCTAAAGCACCAAGAGACACAGAAACATATTTCTTCCAAATAGGCTCTGGTTGGTATGAAACTACGCCACAACACAGAAGTCCTGACGAAGTTCAAGTAACAGGTAACGTGTTTACAGGACAGAATTATAATATTCAAACTCAGTTACAACCGTTCACCTATGGACAACCATATCTTGACAGATATAGAGATTTTCCATATATGACCGAAGGGTTCAAATTGAGAAAGGTTGTAGATAACAATAAATCATGGTTATCAGATGACGAAAAGATTAGAGTTTCAACACAAGGAGACTATAATGCATATTATTATGTTTCTAATGAGAAGTTAGTTCTTAACGTAAAGAATGTTGATTTATTCTTAAATCCTGCACAAGGTTTTGTGTATGATGTTTGGAGAGAGTCAGTTGAATATGATTACCCCATTCCTGAATCAGGATTAACGGTAGGATATCCTGTTCCCGGTGGTGTCGATTGGACTTTTATAAATCCTGAGCCAAAGAAGAAAACGTTTTTTGAATTCTCACAAACATTTTGGGAGAACATGATTAACGTTAGAAACAGACAATACATCACTGATGGTAAGACAGGAGGATATCCCGTATTACAATCAATCTTTTGGAAATATTTGGAATCAGAACAAACCGTTGGTATTCCAAATAACAAATACACATATCAAAAACTAATTGATTATGTTGAAAACTTAGGACCTTATTGGACAAAGTTGATTGAACAAATGATTCCTGCAACTACAATTTGGATGGGGGGAGTTAAATACGAAAACTCAATTTTCCACAGACAAAAATTTGTTTATAGAAGACAAAGAGGTTGTCAGTTTGTCCCTGTTCCAAAATTACCTTGTTCATTAGATGCTGAAATATTTCCTACTGATTGTGATTCCGAATTTGTGGAATTTTCAATATATCCATGGCTTAATGGGGACGTTCAGGTATCAAGTTTTGAGGCGATATTGAATAATGTCTTATCAAACTACTTTAAAAATGAAGGTTTGTTATCAACCCAATGTGATTTGAATTCTGTTGTTGCAACTTGGTATGTTGATTTAAAAATTGGTTCTAACACAATTATCCAAGAATCATTCTTTACAGGATATGGTAATACAGATGTGCCTACAACAACCGAGTGGAGAAATGCTTTGTTAGAGTATCTTCCTAATTTATATAATTATGGGTATACTTTCTTCATTCAGGGTAATATAATAAAAATTACGAGTATAACCGCAACACCTATTTATATTGATGAAGTAATCAGTCTAAACGCGGGAATTTCATTCACAATTAATTGCACGACAGTATCATGATGGCAGCACCACCAAATATCACCCCTTTAAATTACACGGTAAACGTGACTGGAGATTGTAGTAATAATTCTTCAGGTATTATTTCTATCTTTGTTAGTGGAGGAACTCCTCCTTATTCATTTGATTGGCAAGATTTTTCACCATGTGTTAATTCTGCTGGTCTTTGTGAAAAATTTGGTGTAGTTGGGGGAAATTATTCAGTTAGAATTAATGATAGTTCGTTACCACAAAACTTTCAGTTTATTGTGAACATACCTGTGTCTAATGGAGTGTGTGCATCAATCGCACAGGTTCAGAACACAACTTGTAATTTTTTCAATGGAGCTGTAACAGGTTCTTCAAATTCAGATTATTCTTCAACATTATTTTATCTTGTTGATTCGGGAGATACTTTATTACAATCAGCCACCACCGCAGTCCAAGACGTTGTTTTTACAAATTTAAGTGCGGGAACTTATAATTTAATTGCATTTGATTTAGGAGGATGTAGTGCAAGAACTCAAAGTTTTATTGTTGATAATTCAACATCATTAGATTTTGGTTTTTATGTTGTTCCAAATTCAAACTGTGGTTCAAATCAAACTAATGGTAAGTTATATGTAACAGGAGTTACAGGAACTGCACCGTTCACATATAATTGGAGTGTAGGAACTTCAACAGGTTCAACCCTTACAGGTTTAACTGCGGGAGTTTATTCTTGCACCGTTACTGACGCATATGGATGTCAAGCCAGCCAATCCGCTGAAATAACCACAGTTAATCCATTAGCTTTTGGATATTTTTCAGCGTCTACACCGACTTGTTTCGAAAGTGATGGTTCACTCACTTTATATATAACAGGAGGAACGGCACCTTATTATTATTCTGCGTCAACAGGAAACGTAGACGTTAGTTACTTACAGCAATTTGCATTGAGTGGACTTTCTTCAGGAACATACACTTTTTCAGTGACAGACGCGGGTCTTTGTAATATAAACGTAACAACAAGTTTACAGTCACCACAAAGTATAGCCTCAGTTGACATATCATCAACCAATTCAAACTGTTCTTCAAACGACGGTTCAATCACAGTTGCCATATCACAAGGTAGCACACCATATACATACACGTTAGTTAAACCAAATGGTGATACTTTAAACACACAATCAGCTCAACCTTTACAAGTTTACACAGGATTAGAAGAAGGAACTTATACAGTCTTTGTTTCAGATGTAACAGGTTGTGGAACCAGTCAAGAAGTATATATCTTGGCTCAAGACACATTCACAATATCAACATCAATTACAGGAACAACTTGCGGAGCAAATAATGGAGCAGTTCAGGTCATCAGAACAACAGGTGGAACAGGTCCTTATGACTTCTCTTTGGATGATGACCAAATTATATTAGACACCTCTTTATCCGCAATAACATTCTCAAATGTTTCTGCAGGACAACACACAGTAACAGTAACAGATTCAACAGGTTGCACTCAAACTCAACAAGTTGTAGTTACCTCTAAACCTTTATTAACATTCTCACTTTACTCCGAAGGTTGTGGAACAGGAAATGAAGGTGTGTTAACAGCATTCATATCTTCAGGAACTCCGCCATTTACATTTGATTGGTCAAACAATGTTTCAGGAAATCCTCAGCAAATATCAGTTTCGGGATTAAGTGCGGGGACATATACTTTAACAATCGTAGATGCAAACGCTTGTTCATATCAAAGAACTGCGGTTATATCTTGTGATGCCAATTTTGTTTCATATCAAACATATTTGATGGGTTCAGAATCTTTAACAGTTCAATCTCAATCTCAGTGTGGTTTATTACAAATGTTAAATGATGGTTATCAAGATTTAATACAAGGAAATGAAAATTGTGATTTGATAAGTGCGGTTTATACTGCAAAAGTTTATACCGAACCTGGCGGACTTTCAAATCAACAATCTTTTTACACAGGAACAACACTTAACATTGCACCTTCCGACAACTTATGGTATGATACTATAAAGACTTTGTTATTAACAATACCTGGTATTTCAAATGTTGTGGTTGACCCAATAAACAACGAGTTATCAATTTCTACAGACCCTAACAATACGACTATTACAAGTCAAAAAATAGTTATAGAGTTGATAATCAATTATGATATAAATTGTTAATATGGTTCAGGTAAGAATAGAAGGAATAAGTGGAGCGGTATATCCAATTTCAGTTTTTATTGCAGATTATTATGGGAATAATCAAACGTTAATTGGAACCATATTATCAGGTCCCGTACCACCTCAAGTAAGTTACAATACAAGTATTCCAAGCTTGTTTTATACCGCACCGCAAATAATGCTCATCTTAAGAGACTCTGCGGGTTGTGAAACATTCCAATTATTAGACTGCACATTTGGTTGTGCGTTCGAAATTACAATTCAGGAAGTAAATTGTGTTGTTAACGTATCTATCGAAGAAGGAGTGTGTGGGTTTAACATTGTTTGCACAACATAACGTGTCGAAACTTAATTATAAGTTTTTAAAATAAAGTTCACTGAAACAATACATCTGCGGTATTTATTAAATAAAAATTCGCGGATGTCATTATATTCCATAATAGTAACTAACAATGCCCCTGGTTGCGGAACAGAAATCGAACAACAACTTACCGTTACCGCTTGCACAACGTATATTGTAAGACTTACTTCCAACTCAAATGCTATAGGTCCTTTCAATGTTTATGTTGATACTACAGGGTCAACACCAATCTATTCCGCACAGACAAGAACTCAGATGATTAATGGTGTGGAAGTCCAACTTGGACCGTGTGCAACACCAACACCGACTCCAACTCCATCTGTAACACCAGCAGAACAAACACCAACACCAACTCCAACAATATCTCAAACACCAACTATTACTCCAACAATAACGCCAACAATAAGCGAAACACCAACTCAAACGCCTACA